GAAGCGCGAGGAACGCGCCGGGCAGCTACAGACGCAGCCGCCGATCTAGGCGGCCCGGCAGCCGCCCCGCCGCAAGAGGGCGCGAGGATAGATGGCCATGGACGACACGAAACCAGCGCCAGAAGAGCAGCCGGCGACCGAACCCGTCGCGGTAACGCCAGAGCCGGCGCCCGCGCCTGCTCCAGACGAAGCGCAGCCGGACCCCGCCGAAGAACTCACGATCTCGATCGGCGAGGAGCCCCCGCCTAAGCCCGAACCGGCGCCGGCTTGGGTCAAGGAGCTGCGCGCGCACAACCGCAAGATCCTCGAGGAGAAGCGCGAGCTGGAGCGGCGCCTCGCGGCGGTCGAGGCCACCAGGGCCGGCGCGCAGCCGCTGGGCCAGAAGCCGACCCTCGAGGCGCACGACTACGACGCCGACAAATACGAAGCTGCGCTCGCCACCTGGTGGGAGCGCAAGCGCCAGGTCGAGGCCGAGGCCGCGGCCCGGCAGCAGGCCGAGCAGCAGACCCAGCAGGCCTGGCAGGCCAAGCTGGCCGATTATGGCAAGCGCAAAACGGAACTGCGGGTCGCTGATTTCGACGACGCCGAGGCGATCATCCAGGAAGCGCTCAGCACTACCCAGCAGGGCATCATCGTCAGCGGCGCTGAGAACCCGGCGCTGCTGGTCTACGCGCTCGGCAAGAACCCGAGCAAGGCCCGCGAACTGGCCGCGATCACCGATCCGGTCCGGTTTGCCTTCGCGATCGCAAAGCTGGAGACGCAATTGAAGATCAATCGACCCAAAGCCCCGCCGCCGCCTGAAAAGACCGCTCGCGGATCCGGCGGGACGCCGGTGTCCGGAACCGTCGACAGCCACCTTGAGCGGCTGCGCGAGGAGGCCGCCAGGACCGGCGACTTGTCGAAGGTAGTCGCTTACAAGCGCCAGAAGAAGGCGAGTTGACAGCCGGACCATCTGGCCTCAATATGATGCCGGTCGCTCTCGGGCGGCCGGCGCTTGGCCTTCGCGGGGCCTAAAAATCGCAGAAGCGCCAGATGGCAGCCGCCCGGCCTGAACGGGTGAGAGACATAAGATCCCGTAATCTCTCATTCGATGAGGAATTCAAATGGCTAATGCGTTCTCGAAAGAAGAGCGCGTCGCATTTGAGGACATCCTGGAAGGGTTCCAGGACGCTCTCGTGATGTCGCGCAATGTGTCGGTCTACAATACCGACCAAACCATGATGGCCCGGACGAACGACATCATCTGGCGCCCGATGCCGTACATTGCCGTTTCATATAACGGAATGGACCAGACGGCCAACTTCGACGACTACACTCAGTTGTCGGTCCCGTCAACGATCGGCTTTCAGAAGTCGGTCCCGTGGATCATGTCGGCCACCGAGCTGCGCGACGCGCTGCAGGAAGGCCGTCTCGGTGATGCCGCCCGGCAGAAGCTGGCCAGCGACATCAACATCGCTGTCCTGAATGCCGCGTCGAGCCAGGGCACGCTGGTGGTCAAGCGCACGAACGCTGCGTCCGGATATGACGACGTAGCGCAGTGCGAGGCGATCATGAACGAGCAGGGGGTGCCGGACTATGACCGCTTCCTCGCGCTCTCCACCCGCGACTACAACTCGATGGCCAGCGGCCTGGTCGGCTCGGCCCGCAGCTTCGGCAATAACATCTCCGACGAAGCGCTCCGGCGCGGGTTCGTCGGCCAGATCGCCAGCTTCGGAACCTATAAGCTCGACTACGCGAACCGCCAGGCGGCAGCTGCCGGCGGCGCCGGCATCACAATTAACACGCTGGCTGCCGGCGGGAACTACTACGTCCCGAAGGCGACCACGACCAGCGTCACGGGCGAGACCTCGAACGTCGATAACCGCTTTCAGACCGTTACGGTTTCGACGAGTGCGAACGTCGCGGCTGGCGACTCGTTCACGATCGCCGACGTTTTCGCGGTCCACAAGATCACCAAGCAGAGCACCGGCCAACTGAAGACCTTCCGGGTCATCAGCGTCCCGGCCGGTGGCACCACGCTCGTTATCAGCCCGCCGATCATCCCGGCTCAGGCTGGTGTTGGCCTCGAAGCCACCGAGCAATATCAGAACGTCGTCATCACCAACCCGGCCAACAACTCGTCGATCGTCTTCCTCAACACCGGCGCAGCCGGCGGCGTGCCGACCTACCTGAACTGCTTCTGGCAGCGTGACGCGATCGAGCTTCTGCCTGGCCGCTATGCGGTCCCGGCCGATGCTGGCGCGGCGGTCATGCGTGCCACGACGGATCAAGGTGTCGAGTTGGTCATGCAAAAGCAGTACGACATCAACACGATGAAGACCCGCTACCGTCTTGACACGCTTTTCGGCGTGGTGAACAAGCAGCCGGAAATGTCCGGCATCATCTTGTTCTCGCAGACCTGATAGGAGGGCAAGAAGATGGCTGATCAGAAGATCGTTTATCCTTACGGGGAAGACGAAGTCACGCTGGGCGCCAACGCATCGTTGACGCTCAGCACCACCGGCGAGGGCTTCTACAAGGTCTATCGCAACACCGGCTACCCGAACTACCCGAACAGCTGGTCGCTGATCGGGTCAGGCGGCGGCACGGCTTCGGCGACTTTCGGGCCTTATGCGACAGGCGCTGTCCTGCGCATCGAGTCCGGCGCCGATCCGGTCTACTACTCGACCGGAACCGGCCTCGCGGCCGGCGGCGCATCCTCTCCGATCGTCCCGCCGTTCTTCCCGGCGCCGGCGGTTGGCGTGATCGCCGAATACTTCAACGACTTCTTCACGGCGCAGGGCCTGAGCACAGACTGCACCGACACCATCGACTGGGACTTTACGATTGTGGAAGCTGGCGGTGGCGAAGCCGCATGTGCGCTGATCGATGGCCTCGGAGGACAGGTCAAGTTCACGAACGACGGCAACGACAACGACCGCATCGTTGCGGTCAAGAACGGCGAGGCGTTCCGCTTCACCGTTGGCAAGAAGCTCTGGTTCCGCTCGCGGTTCCTGGTTTCCGATGCCGACGATGTTGACGCCTTTGTCGGCCTGGTGATCAAGTCCGCAACAGACCCGGCCGGCACCGCCCCGACCGATGGTGTGTGGTTCCAGCTCACCGAAGCCAGCGATGTCCTGACGCTCAAGGTCGCGAAGAACTCGACGGCGACCTCGACCAACGTCCTGACGGTTGCTAACGACACGTTCGTTGACGTGGCGTTCTACTACGATGGCGTCGACTCTATCGACATCTTCGCCAACGGCGCCTACGTTGCCACCAGCGCGGTGACGAACCTGCCGGACGACGAAGACGTTGCGGTGTTCCTCGCCATCCAGAACGGCGCGGCAGGAAACGACTACCTGACTGTCGACTACGTCTACGCGGCGCAAGAGCGCTGATCTCAACAGGGGGCGGGCTTCGGCCCGCCCTCTTCACGATAGGGGATATTCATGCCGATGAAGAAGGGCTACTCGCAGAAGAGCATCAGCAAGAACATCTCGATGGAGATGAAGAAGGGCATGCCGCAGAAGCAGGCCGTGGCAGTCGCGCTGTCGACCGCGCGCAAGGCCAAGATGGCTGCTGGGAAGCCCATGGGCAGACTCGCCAAGGGCATGAGCAAGGGCATGAAGAAATGACGGCTGCGCTGCCAGCGCTTGTCTACCGTTGCCCAGGCCCGTTCGTCGGGCCTCCGGGCACGACCTACGCGACGCGGCGCGTCGTGACCGAATCCGAGCGCCTCGTGGCGCTCGGCGAGGGCTGGTACGCAACTATGCCGCAGGCCATCGAGGCGTTTCTGGCCGAGCCAGAAGAGGATCTGAGCGAGCATGTGGATGAATCGGACGAGTCGGTGCCTGCGGACGACGATGCGCCGCCGACTCGAGCAGAGATGTTGGCGAAAGCAGACGAGATCGGATTGCGAGTGGACAAGCGGTGGTCTGACCGCACGCTTGCCGCCAGGCTTGCCGAGGCACTCGGATGAGCTACACAAAGCGGCAATTTGTCGAGGCGGCGTTCGAGGAGATCGGCCTGGCGGCCTATGTCTACGATCTGACGCCGCAGCAGATGGAGTCGGCGCTTCGGCGCCTCGACGCCATGATGGCGACCTGGAATGCGCAGGGGCTCAGGCTGGCGTATCCGCTGCCGTCGAGCCCGGAACAGAGCGTACTGGCGCAGGAGACGGATGTCCCGGACCGCGCGAACGAAGCGATCATCCTCAATCTGGCGCTGCGCCTGGCGCCATCTTACGGAAAGGTGGTGATGCCCGAGACGAAGGCGGTGGCGCGGAAGGCCTTTGACGTGCTGCTGGCGCGGGCGACGCATCCGCTCGAGAAGCAGCTGCCCGAGACCATGCCAGTCGGCGCCGGCCAGAAGCCCTGGAACATCGACCAGCCGTTCTTTGACACGCCGGTCGATCCTGTCCTGACCGGGCCGGAAGGCCCGCTGGAACTCAACTGAGGAGCGCGCAGGATGCCGACCATCAATCAATTGCCGCTGGTGTCGGGCCTGACGCTCGGCGACAACTTGGTGCTCTATTCGCCGTCCAACGGCGACACGCGCCGGGTGCCGCTGTCGCAGCTGCTGACGTTTTTTCAGCAAGTCTTCGCCAGCCCAACGCTGGCGACGAACGTCTACACGCCAGGCACCGGCTTCAACATCGCAGTCCCGACGCCAGTCGCGCAGCAGCAATGGATGCTCCTGCAGCCCGCCGGAACGCTCGCCACCGGCACAATCACGCTGCCGCTCAATACTGGCACGCCAGACGGCACCGAAATCCTGATCACGACGACGCAGCAGATCACGGCATTCACGCTGGCGCCAAATGGCGCCATGTCGCTTTATGGTGATCCGACGACGCTTGCGGCCGAAGATATGTTTCGCATGCGCTATGTCAGCGCCACAAATTCCTGGTATCGGATTGCTTGAGGAGAGACGCAGATGGCCATCCTCGCACCATTCCAGCCGCGCTTTGGCGCCGGCATTGTGGTTACTCCCGCAGCGGGCAGCGCAAATTCCGCAATTGGAAAGGGAAACAAGCAGATCCATTTCGCAAACCTAACAAGCGCTGTCTGCTACGTCTCGATCGGCTATTCTGGCCTGACCGCATCCACTGCAGATTTCCCGATTCCTGGGAACTCGACGCGCGTCCTGACCAAAGACGAGGACATGACGCATGTTGCCTACATTTCAGCCGCAGGAACGACGCTGCACATTATCCCCGGAGAAGGCTGGATCTGATGCCCAAGGACCCTCGCCTCGAACGCGCGGGCGTCGCCGGCTATAACAAGCCCAAGCGCAC